TCTCCATGATGTTCTTTAAGGTCATAAAGATATTCCTTTCTTATTTTACAATATATCGGAGGTAGATTTGCGTTGAGATAAGCCATGATTATATTTTTCCCTCCAATAATTTTTTCTTTCTAGTTGTCTTATTCTATAATCAAATTTATCTAAACCTAATAACTTTGCAATGAGATTTTTTAACACTTCCATCTTCTTCTCGCTTGTCTAATTCTTGAATTTGGATCATTTCTTGTTTTTGCAGAAGCTCTTTTAAGTTGACCTAATGATCTAGCGCAATAAGATTTTCTACGTTTAGCTGCAGCAGAACCTGGTTTTACTTTACCTGTCACTGCTGTTTTTAATTTTGAACCTGGGTTAAGTCTACGATATGCTTTGACCCCCGCTGCTGTCATACCAGCACCAGACTTTGTTGGTCTGTAATTTTTCTTATTACGAGGTGGCATACCCCCCTTAGAGAGCATTACTGCTCTTCCTGTACCTTTGGTTTGTATGCCAACTCTATTCATTACGGTGTCGTCAACGTTTTACCAGAATACTTATCTGTAAGTAAAGTATATCCAGCAACGTGTGTTTTAGTTTTACAAAAAATTCCTTTTGGAAATAAAATTCCATCTTCAGGAAAATTAAAGTTAACCACATCTCCAGTAGGGACATCTGCTAAAAACAAAGTGTCTCCAGTATTTGAAGTTGTTGTTAGTTCTAAAACACCAGCACCTCCACCACTAGAAGCAATAATAATACCCCTTAATCTTACAGGTGGCGCAATTATTGCACTTGAACCTGCCGCAGCAGTAGATCTAGTAGCTTGTATATCACACTTAGCAGCCATGTTTTACTCCTAACTATTAACCGTATATTTTATAAGCAATAATCCAAGTAAATAATCCTTGATCAGATGCAGTTGTAGTATTAGTGATCTGTAAGAATATATCTCTAGTTGAATTAATTGAAGTGTTTACTCTTGGAGAAACAGCTGGAGCAGCATCGCTTCCAGTAGTATCCAAAAGAGTTGTAGAGTAATGAGCTCCTTCTGCAACAGTTGTTCCGCCATCTAGAATTTGATCCGTAGCAGCAGCAACTAATTGAGCTCCACCCGTAGCAGTTCCAACTTTAAAACCAATGTCACCTGAAGCAACAGTTGGTGAAGATGTACATACAAGTTGAATACTTGTAATAATTGATCTTGCTGGTTGAGCATAAGTAACTTCATTTGTTCCTGCAGTTGCATTAACTTTAGCAGTCGCAACGATGTCTTGACCTTGAAGTTTTGTACCTACGTAATCACCTGATGAATTTATTTCAAAATTATTTGTGAATACGCCTGTGGTTGCATTTTTTGTTGCACCAATAAAACCGTTTTCCGATCGTACTGGTCCATTGAACGTAGTATTTGCCATAATTATATCCTCCTAGTTTAATGATCACAGTCTCTAGGCCGTCGACTATACGCGTCTATGATCTTTAATAATTGTATAGTGTTTTGAATATATATAAAAAAAGGGGCGAAGTAAATACTCCGCCCCTTAATATCTATTTAGTTTCTACGAATTACGCAGCGCCTGGTGAACCAAAGATTCCTCTAGGGTCAGAAAATCCGAAGCTGTATCTTTCTCTAGCTTTGAACCTCATGTTTCCAGTATCGAAATCACCTTCCATTGCAGTTCTTAATGGAGCTCTTTCGAAGTGCTTTAATCCATTAGGTGCATCTGTAAGGATGAAGAACGCATCAGTGTCCAATAAGAAATGGTTTATTCTGTATCCTTCAGGAACCATTCCCATATTGTTAATAGCATTGATGTCGTTATCTGCAGTCCCTACTCTTAAAGGTGACTTTAAGATTCTCTCAGCAGTAAATTGTAATTCTTTTGGAATTATCATTTTTCTACCTTGAGTAGCTATTCTTAAACCTCTTTCATCAACGAAAGCAGCAATGTCAATCAATGACTGCTCTAATGATGTTTCGTTTAAGTCTGCAGCAGTTGCTAACTCGTTTGCAAAAGTTCCACCACTTACTAATGGGTGGTTATTAGCACAAAGTGCTACACCATCTCCACCGTTTGCAGTGTCAAATGCATTATTCAAGACAGCAGCAGCTTTCACTTGTTTAGTGTTAGCCATTGATCTTGCTAATGCTCTTGTGTAACGAGCAGCCAATCTGTCGTACAGGTTATCTTCGATAGCTTCTTCAGTAATTGCAAATGCTAAAGCAATAGTTTCATGCGTATATCTTGCAGTGAAACTTTCTTTTGCATCGTCAAATACTACAGCTGCACCTTCAGTTTTTGTTGGTGCACCCGCGAAGCCAGCTAACATTACTTCTTCTTCAAAAGCTCTGTCAGAAGACTCTGTAGTAAAGATCTCTGCATGTTCGTTTTCGTATCTGTCATACTCCAGGCCAAATAAGGCATTTAAACCTGGTTCTAGTTCTTTAACTAGCTGTGCTCTACTTATCGCCATAGTTTATTCTCCTTATTACGCCGTTAATCCAACTACTCCACCTTTGTATTGGTGAGCGTTGATTCTAACGAGTACGTTAACGTTTGATGTTGTTTGATCACTATTCTCAGGGTCTTGAGAAATATCAATAGCTTGTAAAACAAATGTAGACGAAGAGTCCGCAGTTGATTCATCTAGAGCTTCTCTTGATTGTCCTGACTTAGTGTCGCCAGCTGTTGCAACGATCTTGTAGTTTGCAAATAAATGGTCAGTCGCAAAACTTCCATCTGATTTGATTTCGTAAACTACATTCGGATCGTCAATAACGTTCGCAATTATATCGTTAGCACTGATTGTGCCTGGATAATGATTTTTGAACGTAGGCTTTTGAGTTGTCGGGTCTGTATAGAAGACACCATTGAAAACTCCAACAACAGGATTATCAGAGACACCAGCTCTTTCGACAGTTCCATTAGTTACTGCCTTTACTAGGTCTCCTTGGAATATTGCAGTACCGTAGTTCTTCAATATTCTGTATCTGTTTTGTGAGTTATTAAACGGTGTTCCACCTAACATTCTAGACGGTCTCAAGCCAAAGTTTCCACTTTGATTAGCCATAGTTGTTACTCCTTAGTTTGTTAGTTTATGTTTAATAACCCCTTGGTAGTTACTAAAAATTATTTTTTAGTCCCACTTCCGAAGGTTACTCGAGATTGCCTTTCAATATTGATCGGCATCTCTGGTCGTTGTTCCTTCATTAAATCATTGTCTACCGCGTCCATTTGGCCTTTAGTCTTCGAATTGAAGTATTCTTTTCGCGATACAACGATTTCTTCCGGTATCCTAGCCAACAATAGGCCTCCAACCCCAACTACGCCTTCGTGTTTGCCGCTACTGATGACTGGGTAATCATTAGGTCCAATTTGTTTTTCTAACTCGTCGGCTCTAACAAGCTCCCAACCCTCTCTGAGTTTCTTAGACATGTTTCCAGTGTCTTCGTAACCCTGCGTGCTTTCTCTCAACCATCTATGGCAAAAACCATTTGGTGGCGGAGGCGCATCTAGACTTGATGGTGGAGTCCAGGGCTTGCTTCTAATATCTTTAGATTTCAGCTCTGACTCGCGCGAAACTTTTTTTATTTTATCCATAATTTTCTCCTTTACTTCACGTATTTCGCGTATTCTTCAGGTGGCACCCCTAATCTTTTAGAAATTACCAACTGTGATTTGGTGAGTTTCACAGTCCTGCGTCCGTTTTGGTTTCTAACAGCAGGTGCAACAGTTTGGACGGGTTTCTTTTGCTCCTGTTTTACATCCTCAGCAGGCTTAGCCTCTTGAGGATCAGAAAATCGAGTAGGAAAGTATTCTCTAATTCGATTATCCAATTCATTATAATACTGATCGCTGTCTCCTGCAATACCCTCAGCTTTGATTTGTTTATCTATTTCGAAAGCAGCAGAGGTCATGACCTGGTCTTGTAAAAACCATTCTTTGTTTTTTTCAGCCCATTCTTTTGACTTTGGAGATGCTTGAATCTCAGGTTGTTGAGTTGCAGGAGCTTCTTTTTGTTTTTCAGCCTCCTGTTCTCTCATAAACTTAGTATTAGCTAATCTTTCTTTTTCGATATTAGCTGTGACCAGTTTTTGATTAGCTTTTGCTATAGCTGTAGCGTCTTGAGCTTCAATCGCTGACTGCAGTTCTCTAGTTGCATCGGCCTCATCAGATTTAATTCTTGCTTCAAATTCTGTAAGATAATTTTCCTCAAGTTTAGGAAATCTTTTTTGCATATCGTCCATTTGTTTTTGTAGACCTTTTGCATATTGCATCGCAGCTTTTTCTCTTCGCTGTGATTCTCTCCAGTTCTTAGTTAAATCATTAATTCTACCTTGAACTTTTTTTCCATAATCTTGAAGATTTTCTTTCTCTTCAGGTTTGTCTTCTTTTGGTTCTTCCTTAGCTTCTACAACTTCAATTTTATCATCTTTATGTTCATTGACAGCTGTGCCTTCAGGAATTACTTCATCGTTTGGTAATGTAAGTTTCTTTTCTGGTTCTTTTACCTCGTAAGAAACTTCTTTAGCCTCAACACCATCAGTATCTAATTCTACTTCTTGTTGCGAGGGTTTTAGTTGTTCTTTTGACATATTTAGCTCCTAGTATGCGTGCAGTATATCCTCTGGATTACTGATTGTTGCGATGATTTCATCATCGTTTAAAATACGCACTTCACCACCTTCTATTTTAAATCGGCTACCTGCGTATCTTCCGAAAATTATCCAATCACCTTCTTTACACCATGGTTTCCCGTGAAATTTTTCATCTTCTTTGTAACAAAGATCTCCCATCTTCAAAACCAAACCACAAACTGTAGTCATTTGAATTTTGTCTTGTGTTACATCAGATAAAACTAATCCACCTTTGGTTTTTTTAGGACCAGAGTATGGTAAAACTAATAGTCTCCATCCGGTTGGTTGGGGTAATTTATCGATTGTTTTTTTGTCTATTGCTTCTGAGTCTAAGTAAAGTTTTTCAACTTCTTCTTTAGACTTATAAGCATTTAGAAGACCATTATCAGTCTTCTGCGCCTTTGGCGTTATAATCGTCGTCATTTTGCTCCTGTTTTTTAAACAAGTCCGTTAGGTCTTGCTGCAGATCTTTTAAAGACCTGATTTGTCCTGTAATATATTTATACTCTTCAAAGTTGTCAACTCCAATTATAACCTTTTCTGTATAACTCTCGATCTTGGGTTTAAGAATTTTTTGTTGAATATATTTGATTGTAGCGTAATCCACTATTTCTTTCCGTTACGGAAGATTTGAGTTCCCTTGATTCCATATATCGAAGCTACGACCAAAATCCACAAATTTGTGAACCAGGAAGGTAGTTGAGAGAACATGTCGAAGAATTGTTTTACCTTTTCCATAGCAGACGGATCATCGCTTATGACCGCCCAGGCAAGCACCAACACGGGCAAACTAAGAATTATGAGAACTGCCTCGTCTTTCCAGTCTGACTGTCTTGCCTCTAACAATTTACCCTGATAAGCCTCTTCACCACGAGCTTGTCGCTCTGCATGTAGCAATTGTGCATCTGACATTGCCATCTTTGCTTTTTGCTTATTAGCGTATATCTTACTACCTGCAGATACTGCTAATTTAATAGCTTGAAACCACATTAGAATATTCTAACCTTTCTGTTTCTATCTTTCAAAATTTTCCCTGCACCTCTGACTAAACCACCTTGATTAAAATTAAACTCAAACATTTTAGGTTCTACTTTTGCTTTACCCATAGGTAGTTTTGGAGCTGAAGCAACTTTTGTACACGGAGGTAAAGTGCCATCAGGACATCTTGGAATACCCCCTCCATTATCTCCGCCACCTAATTTTGGTTTAGGTGCAGGTTTTGCCTCTTTTATGAAAGCTTTACCTTCTGGTGAATTTGGTTTCAAAACTCTTGCTGATGGATCTGTTTTGAATTGATTACCAATATAATATTCTCTGTATAAACCTTCTTTTCTAGCGTATTTTTGCCTATCTTTATAAGCTTTTCTTTGAGCTGCCTCTCCTAAAAGTCCTCCTCCTGGTATAACAGCACCCGCAACAAGATTTACCATGGGATTAGATTTGTAAGGAACGTCTTTTGTAGTGTCAGGGCCTCCTATTTTTCTTTTTGGTGGACTTGAAGGTGGTCTATTTCCACCACCACCGCTACCACCATAAGTTTGACTAGGATTTCTGTTACCACCATAATTTCCGCCAGCAGATGCTCCTCCTGCAGGACCTCTTGATGCTCCAGATACACTACTACCTGGCGATTTAAAATCCGATTGACTTGCATCCATTCCACCTCTAGCTTTAAAAACTTTTAATCCGCTTTTTAAAACTTTAGCTTGTTTAGCATGTGTCTTAGATGCTTTTTCTAAACCTTTTATTACTTTTTTAACTTTTTTTCTCATTAAAAATATTTTGTAACCTTTCTTCTATCTCCCATGACTTTACCACAACCCGTTGCAATACCTCCACGCTTCATACCATGAGGTGTTGGTCCACTTTTAGGCGGTGGCCCTGATTTTTTACCTGCCATACCACCAGATTTGACTTCATAAACTACGATAGGGTTAAATGGGCTAGATGGTTTATCAGGAAATTTTCTTTCGAAACCTGGACCTTCATATTTTTTCTTTTTTCTTTGTTGTCCTGGTCTTTTTCCTCTTCCTATAGTTTCTCTTGGGCCTAATTTTCTACGTGGCATCTTTTTTCTCCTGATTTAATTTTTCTTCTTGCAATTCTAATCTCTTTTTACCTAATTCTTCGTTCAAATTCAACTTGTCTTCCCCTAAAGTCTGTTGTGCAGAGAATTTATTAGCCTCAAATTCCATTTTAGCAGCCTCTTCTTGTGCTTTTCGTTGAATATCCATTGCTTTGAGGTCTAATTCACGTGTTTTTAGTGCTAAAAGTGGGTCTTGATTCTGTTGAGACTGAAATTGTTGCTCCATTGTTACTAATTCTTGTACTTTTTGGGCAATTCTTCGTGCAACTTCAGCTTCAAACTCTATTGAAAACGCTTCTTCATCAGTTTGTTGTAATTGTGCCATGCTTTGGTTCTGTTGAAACATAGCTAACACCTCTTGTTTGACCTGTAATGAAACGTGTTCCATTAAATGACCTTGTAACAGACCATAAATTTGTGGATTTATCTGCACCATCCTTGATGTCATAAAAGACATGTGAGCTGCAATGTGTGCATTGTGGTCTTGTTGTGGAAATGCTTTAGGAATTACCATCTGTAACGCTCCAGTATTTTCAGTTGCAGGATCCAAAGGTCTTGGTGGCCCTGGTGGTGGTTTTAAAATACCTGAAACATTTTTAACACCCAACGCTTGATACATTCTTTTATAAGCTTCATGAATATCATGCATCTGTGGATTAGATTGTGCGAGTGTAAGTGATGCTTGTGCTATTTGAATTCTTTGTGTCATCGAATAGATGTCAGGATCTGCCACAGGAAGGATATCTACTCTATCGTCAAAGTCGGATTGTTTAATTAATCTACTAGCTCCAACGACATCGTATGGATATTCAACCGGCACTGACTCTGCAATAACTCCAGCTAACATTTTAAATTCTTGACCCATTGAGTAATAACATCTTTTATGAATTGCTGACATGACTTTTGACCCTCGTTCAAGAACCGCCATGGTAGTTCCCACAGGCGCTTGTGTGTTCATGTCTGCCATTTTCATATCAGCTACGGATGCAAATCTTCTTCCAGAGTCTACACAGAATTGCAGAAGTTGATAAAGAGTTGGGTCTGGTCCTTTAAATGGTAAAAATTGAAATTGATCTTTAATGTTACCACCTGGTGCATCTACATCTCTAAACTCACCTGGTTGTAATGGTTCAGAATCATCTCTTATTCTTAAACCTCTAGATTTAAAACCTGCAGGTAGATTTGATAATGTTCCTGCATCTAGTAATTGTCTTAAAGCAGTTGTAGCAGTTCTTGATAAACCACCAATCGTATGAATTAAACCATTACCATAAAAACCAAATCCAGGTAAAAATTTATAATGAACAAAAAAATCTCTTCTTTTTACTAGAGGGTCGTTCTCTTCAAAATTTCTATATATAGATAAAACTTTTCTAGAGTCCTCGTCTATCGTAACAATGTAAGGAACTTTAATTCCATCAGGACTCTCATATCCATCTATATCAAGATTAGTATGAACCTCAATTAAATTATATAATGCGTTTGCTTGTCTATTATCTGTTGAAGTAACTCCTTCTATCTCATTCATTTTATCTTGAACTTTGTCAGATTTGTAACTTGGTCTAGGTAAATCAATATCTCTATAAAAACCACTAACTTGTAATTTTCTTAAATCATTTTGAGACATCTGTAACACTTGTGTTATTCTTAACGCATCAGATAAATCAGTTGCATTGTATGGCACAACTAGGTCTTCAGCTTTTATAAATTTAGCACAGGCTCTTCCTAAGACTGGATCATAATAAACTTTTTTAAATGAAGAACCTGTAAGAGGAAGTAAGAATAACATTTGATCCATTTCTGGAGTGTATTCTTTCATAACTGATGTTATCATATAATTCATGTAATCTCTTACACGACCAGCTTGATTTATTTTCTCATCAGTCTGTGCTCCTATTACTTCTGTTCTTACAGGTCCTCCTGCAGGCAATAACTCTTTAATGGCTTGCGCTTGGAATTGAGTTGCTGACTCCGCAAGTAAGGGATGAGTTACTCCCGCTGCCCCAAGAAAAGGACGGGCTGGTGATTCATATTTGAAACCTAATAAATCTAATCCTTTAACGTAAGAGTCTACCCATTGTTGTCTTGAACGTTTGTCATCTTCATAATTTGAAACAAGTTCACTACCTATTTGGGAAAGAATAGATTCATCTAAAGTTTCTGCTAAGTTTGAAAAAAATTGTTCTTCTTGTTGAATAACTGGTTCTACACCAGCAATTACGTTATCGTTTTCATCTAATACTGTATCTACTTGCTCTGGATTATTTCCTGTAGTTGTATCAATAATTTCTAAATCTTCTCTTGACATTAATACATTTTAGTTATTTTTTTATTTTTAGCCATACCTTGTCCACGACAAACGATACCACCTTTTTTAAGATTTATACCTTTATCTTTTTTGAATTTATCTATACCACCTGAAACTTGCTGAGCTCTTGTTACCTCATCTTTAATATTTGCAGATGGGTTGGGTTGTTTTGCTAATGTTGCTATTGCTTTATCTATCATCCAAATAATGGTGCAAAGTATTCACGTTTTACTTCTACCAATCCTCCAAGTTTATATGCCTTCATTCTGCCCGTGCTTGAGCCTGCTAAATCTAATACCACATTTGTGTTATAATTTCTAGGGTCATCGATATCAGTAATATCTACACCTTCAAAGAAATTATTTTTATCAGTTTTTAAAAAACTGTCCCTTTCAGCCTTAGAAGAAAAAGATCCTACAATTTTACCGTCTGAATCTTGTATTTTAAAAGGTTTATTTACATCTGATTTCATGACCCTTTTAACAACTACTTTAGCACCTAATTCTTTTGCAATCTCTTGCATGGCTTTCGGGACAACTGCAGTGCTCATCAATTTTCCTGATTTGTAGTCTCTGTATTTTCCTACTCCCTCACCTTTTAGATTTTTAAATATTCTGTCCTTACCTGGGACTTTTCTAAAACTGCCAACTAATTCATCACCACTTAATCCATAATATTGTTCTAGTTTTTGTTTTTGTCCTACTTGCTTTAAAAGATAATCATCAGCAGCACCAATTGCTATGTATCTTACATTATTGTTTCTTGCATCTTTAACTAATGATTTTAAGGCAAGTTTAGTCCAAGTAGCTTCTTTCATCATTGGATAAAAATCGTATGTACCCTCTTTAGGAGAAAAACTCTGACCATAATATTCATTCCCTGTAACTTGAGACGGTCTTATTTGAAAATTAGATTCTAAAACTTTTTTCTCTTTTTGTAAATTAGTTAATCTTGAAAACTCAGGAGGCGACAATGGTCTTTCGTTAGCAATGTCGGTAAGTTTATTTATCTCTGTTATCTTTTCATTTATTTCTCTTTTCAATGTAGAATTTATTATTTTATTTTTAAAAGGATTATTTCTAACAAGAGGTTTATCGCCTTCATACCTAGCTAATCGTTTTGATATGGACTGTCCCGTATCAGATTGTATTTCACCTATGTAATAAGTATCTCCATAATTATCTATACCTCTTGTATTAAATCTTATGTGTGCAATAGGATTAGGATCATTAAAATGTGATGAATAAATTTTTTTAGCTGATTCATTACCTGGTAGAGCTTCATCTAAATAAATTACTTTTTCTCTATAATCATAACCACCCTCAGCGAACACTGATTTGTGTTTTGGCATGTTAGTCGTAGTCAAACCTTTTTTAGCCAACGCTTCGTATTTGTCATAATCAGATATTAAATTTCTAACAATTAATTTTTCATTATCCTTAAGGGTAGGTAATAAATCTATTAGCCTTTGTTTTGTATCAACAACTTGATCTAATTGAGTTTTAGATGCAGAAAATTTTTGACCAATAGCAGTTAGATTTTTTGCATCAGCATCTAAACTTGTTATTAAATTTTTAAGAGGTTGTCTTTGGTTAACGGGTGTATCTAATATTTTATCACTAAGCATTCTTTGAACATCATCATTAAATAATCTAAAAGTTTTATTTACATTTAAAATCTCTGCTTCATTTAAAGGATAACTATAATTTTTTACTTTTGTTTTATACGCTGGGTTTGTCTCAAGAACAGATAATACTTCTGCTTTTGATATTCTCATGTTTGGATATTTTTTGCTTAATTCAAATAGATCTCCTCCAACAGGCTCTCCTTTTTTGTTGAATATAAGTAGACCCGCATCTTCTAACTCTTCAGCTTTGATTCCTTTGTTTAAGGATCCTTTCATAAAGCCCATCCACTGAGCTGGTTTTGCAAATTCATTACCACCTTTTTTGACATAGTCCCAAGCAGCTGATCCCATAAACTCAGTTATGTTATCTACTTTTAACTGTCTTTTGCTTTTTCCAAAACTTAAAGGTTCTGCTTGAACAGTGAGTGCTTTTGAATTCTTAATTTTTTTAGCGTTGAAATCATCTTCAATAGCTTTCATACTTCTTTCTGTCATAAGTGGAGTGTTCTTGACGCTATTTCTTGTTGAGTACAGAGTATTTAATTCCTGCATTCTTTCTGGATTATTCATATAAATGTTTCTATATTCTTCAAAGTTCTCAGGCAGGTTTAAGTTTTGTCTGTATGCTGGGAGTCCATCAACGAAGATTTGATATCTAGGATCATTAAGTATAGCTTCTCTTAATCTTGCATTGATAGGACCTCTAGGAAATTGATTTCTAATTTCTTCTTCAATATCATTTGCGTCTGCTCCACGTCTAGGTCCACGTCTAGGCATCAGGGCACGAATACCTTGTGCAGCTTTTTTTGCATAAGGACCAACGAATGGAATCATTCCTGCAACACCGAGCCCAGTCAAACCCACATAACCCAAAGCTTCAAGTGGGGTCATGTCGTCATAGCCTTCCTCTCCTCTTGCTGCTTTTGCTAATGCTTCTGCATCTTGCAGTGCATATTTATATGATTGTAGTTCGCCCGTTATAGGAGCTGTGTCTCTTAAAAGTGTGTAAGTTGTGTCTTGAAATTTTTTCTTGGCTTCTTGTAATTTAGCTTCATCTAAATTTTCTATTTCTCCATAGTCAAGTATAGTGTTGTTGTCAGCCATAGTTACTCCTAACAAGGATAATATTTACGTTCCGTCGGCAATGGTTGTTTGTCCGTCGGCTCATAATCATAATCCGCAGATATAAAATTTCCTTCTCGGTATCTTAACACAGCTTGGGTGGTGCTGTCCACGAGGTCATCGTGTTCTCCGTTAGGAAACGCTGCACACTCCTCAATCACTTCATGAGCGAATTGACGGTCAGCTGGATAGAAAACCATACCCGATGCGAAAACAGGCGAGACTGCATTTACCCTTGAAACCTTATCTTTTCCACGACCTGGCACGAACTCGTGCACAGGGATACCAGTTCTTCTTAGCTCTTGAATTAGAGGCATACCCGTTGCCTTTGCCTCAATGACAACGGACTCAGGATTCCAGTAAGAGTATTGATCCATAGCTACAGCTTTTAATTCAGGAAAATCCCAACGACCTTTTAATGAGTCTAGTAACATCAAACATTTTGGTGAATCCTCATCAGGCGTAAATACACCCCAAGTTGTAATAGCAGAATAATCTGCAGAATCTTTTTTACTAAATGCTGTATCATACGATTGTATTACATATTCTAGTCTTGGTATCTCATGTTCCCATGGCCTCCACCATTCACGTTTAATGATAGCTCCCTCTTCAGAAGTTGGATTCTGCATGTATTGTGCATTCCAACGTTGAGGAGGTATTGATGCTTTTACACCCTCTAGTTCCTCTTTCTTCCAATACTCTGGCCATACTGGTTGTCCGTCGTCCAGCAGCGCTGGAAACTCAACGACCTCCCACTGATCAGCGCCAGGGTTTACTTGAGCCTTAATTAGTCTACCTGTAAGATCGTCCGTTGCCCATCGAGTCATTACAACT